AATTAGATGGGTCATTAAATGCTGATACCGCAGGTACAGGTGGATCAGGTACAGCTGTAACAGTAGATAGCACGACAGGTTTTGCTTCTTCAGGAACAATTGCTGTAGGGACAGTTCCAACTGCTGAGTTAATTACTTATGGTTCAACGAATGCTACAAATTTTTTAAGTATTACTAGAGGTGCGCAAGGTACAGCAACAGCAGGTACATCAAATGGTCAAGCCCATTCTACTAACACAACTGTTCAAGATGCAACTTTATGGACAGGGTTTGGAGATGCTGTGTCTGCATCGACCGTGACTCTTGAACCAGGGCTTTGGTCTTTAAGTAACTTTGGTCAAGTGTTAGTTGCAACTATTGCTAATGGTGAAACTTTTACTTGGGACTCTTCTATTGCAGCTAACTTTACAACAAGAGCATCCAAAACAACCACTAATTTTAATACTGCAATTAGCGGTTCACTTGGTAATCCTACTGCATCAAGAACAACTTTAATATCACCAACAACAAGACACTTAATACATTTTGGAACAGAAACAACTATTGGTGATCCGACTACACAAGACGATATGTTTATAAGATTTTCGGATCAAGAATCAATTAATGATTATACACCTACGGCTATTAACTCAGCAGGTTCTCAAAGGCTACAGGACGGAACTAAAATAATGGGTGCTTTAATTGCTAAAGAAAATATATTGGTATGGACAGACAATGCTTTGTATACCATGAAGTTTGTTGGAGCTCCGTTTACTTTTGGATTTGAACAAGTGGGTACGAACTGTGGATTAATAGGACAAAATGCTGCTGTAGAAATAGATGGTATTGCTTATTGGATAAGTAATAATGGTTTCTTTGCATTTGATGGTACAGTTAAAACATTATTATCATCTGTAGAAGATTATGTTTACGATGACTTTGATACAACAAAAGGTCAACAAGTTTGCGCAGGTATTAATAATTTATTTTCTGAAGTTGTTTGGTGGTATCCAACGTCAGGATCTACTTATAATAATAGATATGTTGTTTATAACTATGGTGAGTCTAACCCACAAAATGGTTTAATATGGTATACAGGAAGTGAAGCAAGGACTACTTGGGTTGACTCTATTGTATATCCTAAACCTTTTGGAACTAAATTTGATAGTTCATCGACAGGAACTTTTCCTAGTATTGTAGGAGAATCAGGTCTCGGTCAAACAACCTACTTTGAACACGAAGTTGGTACTGACCAAATTAATCCTGATGGTTCAACTACAGCTATTGCATCAAATATAAAATCATATGATTTTGATTTAGATGTTCAAGGAAATGGTGAGTTCTTTTTAGCAATGAGAAGAATACTACCTAACTTCAAAGTTTTAACAGGAAACGCTACATTAACAGTAGGTATAAAAAATTTTCCTGCACAAACTGATACTGCTAGCACGTATAGTCCCTTTACATTAACGTCATCAACGACTAAAGTAGATACACGAGCACGTGGTCGTTTTGCTAACATTCAGATCTCTAATAGTTCTACGGCAGAGACATGGAGATTTGGTACGGTTAGAATAGACTTACAACCTGACGGGAGAAGATAATGGTAAAACCAGTAATAAATTTTATGGAAAACTATGCACCTACGCCTAATAGGATATATGATCTATATCAATATTATATGGGTGGAGGGTCTAACCAACCAGGAACCGGGGGACAAACTGCTCCTGTAGGAATGAATCAATTTATGCCACAAGGTGGCGGTGGTAATATAATGATGGGTGGATTAGGTAGTCCACAAATGATCGGTAACTTTAATCAAGCCATAGCACAAAGACAAAACAGATTAAATAATCCAAACCAAGTTACACAGTTTGCTCAGAATTTAGGATTACCAAAGCAAGACTCTGTTCAGCAAATGATGGCACGAGGTATGTTAGGTAAAAAAGACCAACGAATGAATATGCCATTAGGGTTAAGTGGAATTTTATCATCAGTATTACCTGATAATTATTTTGATAAAATGACTTTAGGTGATCAAATATTAACTCAATCTTATATGGGCTTTACTGATCCTAATACAGGAATTGCAAATAAAGATCCATTTGGTATTAATGTTAGATCTGCTTTTGGTAATTATGCTGAGTACGCAAATAAACAAGTTGATAAACTTGGAGACATGTTAAGCGGTAGACTTGCAGATAAATATGGTGCAACTTGGGATGAAGAACTAGGAGCATATACAGGCGCTAATGCAAAGAAAGCTAATGACATGACTAAAAGTTTAAGAGAACGATATGGTTTCTATGGCAAAGTTAAAAATAAAAAACAAGACATTGCATCCGATTTAGGGTTAATTCAAAAAGCAATTGAAGCAGATAAAAAAGCAAAACATGAGGCAGCTAGAGCAAATTTAAAAACAGCTAGTCGAGGAATTACAAGTGTAACAGGCGGTGATGGCGGTGGTGGAATGACAGCTAGAGAAAGAGGGGCGGCTGCATCTAGAATGGGTGGTGGTTCAAGACAAGCTAAATCAGGTGGTCAAAAAGCAGGAGGCTCAGGTAGAACCGATGGCGGTTGGGGTTGGGCTAAAGGTGGAATAGTGGAGTTATTAAGATGACAAAAGTAGTAGTAAGAATACCAGAACCAAAAGAACGATACGAAGTTGATAACCAACGACAGATTGCTAGAGCATTAAGAGCAATCGTTGAACAATTAAACTCAACATTTTTACAGGAACAAAAAGAAGAAACAGAAAGGTTTACTTTCTTTTCACAGTAATGGCTAATGTATATAAAAATATTCAAGCAACTATTAATGCTTCAGGAAGTGATGTCAGTATGTACACATCACCTGATGCTACAACAAGTATTATTAAAACAATTAAATTATTCAATACACATGGGAGTGCGCTAGATGTTACAATTAAAGTATTTAACGCTAGTTCCTCTACTGACTTTGAATTCGATGTGTCTAATGTTACAGCAAGCGATGGAGTTGATTTACTTACATTTAACAACATCCTTATCTTGGAAGCAGGAGATATATTAAAAATGCAAACAACACAAACTAATGTAATAAAGATGACAGCTTCTGTATTACAAATTAGTAGATCATAGGAGGACTATGCCGTTTATAGAACAAGAGGCTAAAGAAGAAGTTAAGGTAATAGAAGGTAAAAAGACAAGAGTTATTACCCCTGAAGTAGAAATTACTTTGACTAATATGCAGACAGGACAAGAGTATATGTCAGATGCTGAGGCAGATGCTGATGTGAATGACCCTAATACTGCTACACAAAGAGAGCATATAAGAAGAGATGTGCATGTTAAGGTTGCTCAAATCAATATTGGTGCTCAATCGAAGGAGTTGTAAAACATTAAAAAATAGGATATTTTAGAAGATTATGGCAATTTCAAGAATGCAAGAACCCAGACAATTATACGGATTAGGTAGTTTAGTTAAGAAGATAACTAGACCAATTAAGAAGATAGTTAAAAGTCCTATTGGTAAGATAGGTTTAGGTGCTTTAGCACTAGGTAGTATGGGTGGTTTTGGTGGTTTAGGAGCAAAGTTTGGTTCTTTGTTTGGTGGTAAAACATTACCTCCGTCATTAGGTTTTAAATCTAAAGGTTTATTTGGATTATTTAATAAAGCAAAAGGTGCTTTAACATCAGGTAAAGGTTTATTAGGAATCGGAGCAGGTGCAGGTTTGTTAGGTGGTTTACTTTCAAAAGGTGCTGATGAAACGGAAGAAGAATATCAAGATAGAATTATGAGATTGCAACCATATTTAAAACAATACTATAGCAACGTGGGTGATACATTTGGTGATCAACAATTAAGTCCGAATGAATTAGAAGACTTTGTTACATCACAAAGCATCGAGTACCAGGGAGCAAAAGATGGTGGTATTATAGGAGCAGGTGGTGTTACTCCTGAAGAAATGAAAAAAATTAAAAAGTCAGCTGAGTACAAAGGTTGGAAACGAATGTACGAAATGAACCCTGATGCAGCATCAGGGCACGAGAAACATTCTGAGTTCTTAAATGTTTACAAGAGAGTCAAAAAAGCAGAGGGCGGTGAAGTAGAATCACCTGCACCTATGGAAGACACAGTTGATGAATATGATCTAACTATGGACGAAGAAATGGTTACACCCACAGGCTTTGAAAAAGTTAGAGAAACAGTAAAAGATATTGCAGAATCTTTATATAAAACAACTACACCAATGGGTATGGGTTATAAAATGGCTAAGGCTATGTATGACAGACTACCTGATATATCTAAACAAGCTGTGGAAGAATATGGCCGTGCTTTAAAACTAGCAGACGAAGGACCAGAAGAAGACGAAGTCAGTGAAACAATGATAATGGTTGAAGGTAAAAAAGATGGTGGTATAATGAATTTAGGTGGCAAAGAAATGGATTTAAGAGGCGGTGGCTTTGTACCTATTGGTAAAAAAGAACGGGCTGACGACGTGCCTGCACGACTAAGTAAAAACGAATTCGTATTTACAGCTGATGCCGTAAGAGCTGCAGGTGGTGGAAGTGTACAAAAAGGTGCACAAAAAATGTACGACACAATGAAAATGTTAGAAAAAAGGATTAGATAATGGCTGAAACTACTACACGACAGTTACCCGCACCGTTTATAGAAGCACTCGGTAAAACGTATGCAGATCAATTAACCAAACAAGTTGGTAAACCAGTCGATACTTCAAAATTTGCACCGCAAGTTGCGGCTCAAGATCAATTACAAAAAGATGCAGCGGCTCTTGCTAAGTCAGGAGTTGGATCATATCAACCATTTTTAACAGCAGCACAACAAGCCTTAACAACAGCAGAAGGTTTAACAGGTTCTCAGGCGTACAAACAATTTATGTCGCCGTATCAACGAGACGTTATCGATGCAACACTACAAGATTTTGACAGACAAGCAGCAATGCAAAGACAGAACATTG